TATATCCATGAGTGCACTATTAAACATGTACTACTGCCTGCTAACTGATATCGCATTACAGACAGGGATCCAACTGGACCCCCCTGACTCACTGAGCGAGAATTGGGTGCTTATAGAAGCACCCCAGTTAGACAAGGACCTCCTAATGTTTCTTGAACACTGTGAGGATGACCCTTTAAAGGTCACCCCTATTTTCCCAGAATGGCTTACGCCGCTATGGGAGAAATTTCTCTTAACAGAGAATACCAGTGTCTTAAGATGTCTTAGGGAAGTCCTTGTGTTTTGCTATAAGGCCGAACACGAATCCTCCAATGAGCAAACTGATAGAGCTATTGATAGCTATATCGACGCTAATACCTGCGTTGGTTTCTGGAATAGTAACTTTAATAAAGTTACGACCCCGGCACCGACGTTTGTGGAAGCGAAGAGGTTGATCGGTCTCGTGTTATCACGAGAAGATCTACGACATGTGATTCCATCTCACGGTCCCGGGGCGGTTTTTCCGCCCCGTAAACCAAGTGATAAATCACGTGCTGACGTATACTCCTCAATAGAGGAGTATTACACCTACTATCCGTATATGAACTGTCTCCTAGATTTAGGAGCGGATGATCTACGGAAAGCCTGTGAGCCCATCGAAACAATTCGATGTAAGCTAACAGCTGTACCAAAAGATTCCCGAGGTCCACGCCTAATCAGCGTGCACCCTGCGGAAGCAGTGTGGATACAGCAAGGACAACGCAGAGCTTTAGAGCGATGCATTACTAACCATCCACTAACTCATGGTCGAATTAACTTCGACGATCAGAAAGTGAATGGAATGCTTGCTCTAGAAGCTTCTGAAAGTCGAGAGTATTGTACTCTCGATCTTAAGGAGGCGAGTGATCGGATCGGATTAGCTCTTACTAACTACCTTTTTGGGTATCTTAGTAAGTTGCTTAATTCGACACGAGCAACTCACTGTGTTGTTGGGAAACGTCCTATGTTTGAGCTACAGATGTTTGCACCAATGGGTAACGCTCTAACCTTCCCGGTTGAGAGCTTGGTGTTCTGGAGCTTGGTTCGTGCTGGCATACGCACTCGTTACGGTGAGAACTGTGACGATGTTTATGTCTTCGGAGATGATATTATATTCCCTACACAATACTACGATGGTGCTATCTGGGGTCTCACTCAAGCTGGGTTAATTCCCAACGTGGGTAAGACATTCAGAAAGGGATTCTTCCGAGAATCCTGTGGCGTCGATGCCTATCATGGCAAAGATGTTACGCCGCATCGTGTAAAGGTTGAGGATATCACCTCCTATACTGACTGCGTGTCCTTATGTTCCTTGGCCAAAAGGCTACGGATACATGGAGGATACGATTGTCTAACTGCGCATATATACTCCTCCGTCTCTAGGTGGTTAGGTTATAGGATATCACTATCCAATAACCCAGACTCCCAAGGGATTTACGAGTATGTACCCTGGTCGTTTAGTAAACTCTTGCAGTATGAACCGAGGATTAAATTCCATCGGTCCTTACATGTTTGGGTTGTACCAACGATTACACTAACCAGCACCTTAGAGGTGCTGGCGACTCATGCCTGGTGGCATGTACAGGACTCACTATTAAGTCTTGAGACCAGAAATGGTCCCACAACTGCATACTCGCGAGAGTATGCTTATAGTGATCGCGGTTTAGAGTACCCGACCCCTCGTGGGGTACGGCCGATACGTGGGGTGAGCTTTTTAATGCTCACATAACTTAAC